TGTGACATCATCATCGGTTCCCAGCCCCACCACCAAGGTGGACGAGGGTTTTTACAACACGGCAGTTTTTGCATCGTGTTCTTGTACCCGCGAGCCACCCATTCATCAATCATAGTATTACAATACAAAGCCAAAAAACACGTGTGTCCAGTCCACATGAGAGTCGCGGGGTGTTTTGTCCACCCTTTCGTCATTCCCATGAGGGCTCGCCAGAGCTGATACGCTTCTACCCTTTGTTTCCCTAATCGAAGACGGTCCAAAATTTTAGCACATTCGACGACAGAATCAGACGTGACAAAGGTGTTGACCATTTTTTAATGATAAATATCAATTACATACCACGCAGCGACACTACACATTTTTACTGTTGCTACGCAACACCCTCTTTTCCGTCTCCCACGTGTATTCATCCGGAGAATATTCAAGGTTTTCCGTTGGCTCCCATGTATTGTACTTTTCGTTAAACCCTTCCCATTTGATTAGATAGAATGTTTTACCCTTGCACTTTTTGGAATCCTTGATGCACTCGACCTCGTAGGGCTGGTCATCATACAAATACCTCTCCATTGCATTCGTTCTTTCGAAAAATTCATCCATGTTACGCGTTCCGTTACACCTATTACAGCGAGCACAGATTGGGCGACAGTTCTCAAACGTCGCCTTTCCCCCTTTGCTCGCTGCGGTGATGTGCCCAACATCGAAGTTGAAGGGACAAATCTTAACGTTACAGAGAGGGGTCGGACACTTGGCGTAAAAAACCTCACCAAACTCACGAAGCCAGAGGTTTTCGCGGAACAGAGGGCATTTCATCGAAAACTGATCCTGAGTCTCTTCCATTTTTGGTTGACCTAGAGAGGTTTTGCGTTTGCTTGCCAATGACAGCACACGATATTTCAGATTTCATCGATTCAATCAAGGAACACTTGACAGACGGCCAGTACAAAGAGGGTATGGAGATTTGTCAGAGTGTCTTCAAGAAGAAGGAAGCTTCAGCCGAAAAACTGTACCGGATGACATATCTTCGTCCGTATACGTTTGCGGATGACCACTGCGAGGACGAAGACTGTGATGACATGACATTTCGGATCGCATTCAACAAGGTGGTTGCGCTCATCAAGCTGTCTGATGCACGTGCCGAGCGATTTCGCACGGACCACGTATTTTACGGATCGGACGAGGACATGAAGCCGTTCATCGATCTCCAGGTTCTACGTTCGTTTCCAGCTGACATGGCTGACCTCGACTCGGACATTCAGTGGTATGAGTTTCCAGTGATTTCTCTGGAATTGGCTGAAGAGGAAGCAGAGTAGTCTTTTTTCTATTCATTCTTTTGTGCTCATCACACACAGGAACTTCTGGAAACACCGCGTCACATAGCGCAATTCGTTTCGCTATGTTTATAAATGTTATAGGGTCGTAGGTCCCTTTCATATAATTACAGTTTTTACAACACGGACGACAGTTTTCAACAGTGTAACATACGTTTGAATCTAAACGGTCGATACCGTTCACACGAATTTCGAGGTCAATGTGTTTACAATACACACACGGACTTACAAGCATCTCTTTCGCGTTTTCATCAGAAAGTTTCCATTCAATTCCTCGCTTCTCAGCTGCTCGTTTCAGAGCATCGAGTCTAGTGTTGACACTTGTCCTGGACCATTTTGCCATATGTTCTGAGTTTTCGAACTTCCATTGCCTATTAATTTCATTATTATGTTCTCTGAATTCATCTGGTCGTTCTTCGAGTTGTTTTGCTCGCCATTCTTTATAGTATTCCTTTTCTCTTTGAAGTTCGTTGTGTTTTTCACGACGCTCTGGTGTCTGGTCGTGTTTGCGTTGCTTCATGCGACATTTGAGACATGTGGCAACTTCTTTATTGTTTTTATCAAAAAATTGATCTAACGACTGGGGTGCTCGAGAGCAAGAACATTTTTTAAGAAGTGTAGCATCCATCTTACCATTATAGTAAGATATTCTTTAAGTTTCAGTCCCAGGAACCTTGAACGTTCCTGGGGCCGAAGCCCTCTTTTTGGTTTTTTGATTTTACAAGCCCTACCATACAAAAATATATGGTAAGATTAATTGCTAAACGCAAGACCTCCCATCCCCGATTGAATTCTGAGGATGTTGTAGTTCACAGCGAACAGCTTCTGCAGGTCTGCCTGGTTGGCAGCGGTCTTGAACTGCACGGACACCTGGGCGTTGTCAATGCGAGAGAAGTTGCAGGTGCCGGTCGGCTGGTGCTCCTCCGGCTGCAGGGCGAAGGAGTACACGTAGATGCCGGGGTAGGGGGTGCCGGTGTGGTGGTAGAACGGCTGGACCTGGTTGAAGTAGTTGCCGTACTGCTCCTTGAAGCGGTCCTGGCCGTTCAGGATCACCTTGAACTGGCTCAGAGGACCCACCTCCACGCCTGGGGCGGTACCGTTGAACAGAGGTGCACCGGCCTCGTTCCAGTAGGCGCTGCCAGTGAACGTACCAGACAGACCGAGGTTGGATGAGACGACACCAGACGTGGAGATAAGCTGGGGCACACCAGTCACGTTGGGCATGATGTAGTTGTTGGACGCCTGCAGAGCCAGCAGGTTGGACGTCACGTTCACGTTGCCAGTGGACGTGCAGAAGTTCCACATGCCGTTGTAGGCCGTGGCGCTGTTGTTGGTGTAGCACCAGATCAGCTCCTTCACCGGGTGGTTGAAGGACAGGCGCACCAGCTGAGCGTTGGTGGAGGCGGCAGACAGCTGGTCACCGCCGGTGTGCTGCACCTGCTCGATCAGGTACTCGTGACCCTTCTGGGCGAAGCGGCGACGCTCCTCCGTGTCCAGGTACACATAGTTGGCCCACACCTCGAAGGGGTTGGACGTGCCGAAGTAGCTGGCGTAGTAGGCGGTCAGGTCGAAGTCCAGGCGCACCTCGTGGTACTGCAGGGCGATCAGGGGCAGGTACAGACCGGGGTTGCGGTTGAAGAAGAACAGCAGGGGCAGGTACACCTTGGAAACGGTGTTGGTCGAACCCTGAGCGACCGCCAGGGTCGTCATCTTGCCCCAGGCGTACTTGTCGGACTCGTTCAGGAACACCTCGGCGTACAGGCGCCACCAGGTCTGGTAGTGCTTGTCGATGCGCTGGCCACCGATGGTCAGCTCAACGGCGGCAATGGCACGCTCAGCCACCCAGTTGGTGTCGAAGCCGAGGTTGTTGGACGTCAGAGCGGTGGCAATGGGAGTCAGAGCCACGTGCATGTTGCCGACCAGGTCGCCGTTGCGGGCAATGGTCACGGACACGCGACCGCTGCTGGCTGGGGAGCCGTTGGTGGTCTGCTGGATCAGCTCCATCGCGAAGTTCGTGTGGCGCTTGTACACCGCCTGGAAGAAAGTCACCTTGGGGTTACCGGTCAGGTAAACGTCCTGAGCACCGTAAGCAACCAGCTGCATAAGTCCGCCCGCCATTTTGTACTCTTAGCCAAGAAAATAATTCAGGCGCATTTAAACCCACCCGCGCCTCAGGACATAAACATTTTTGTCCCTGTACTATAAATGACTGCCCACGACGAGAACCCTGACATTGACCTGGATGCTGAGGGTGAGGATGAGTTTGACGAGATGGATATGATGGATCCCATGGAGGCTCTTGCCAACTTCCTGGCGACCGACGACGGTGAGACCATCGCCACCTCCCTGGCCAGCCTGAAGGACACCGCCGCCCTGATGGCCAAGCACATGGAGAAGCAGAACCTCATCCTGGTGAAGCTGCTGTCTGCCGTGACCAACATGAAGGGCTGCGATTGCAAGGCGGTCGCACCGCAGTACATTGCCGCGCCTGCCTAGAGTCCATCAGGCACGAAGTGCCTGATGTCCGGTATTTCGCTAGCATTGTCCCGCCTGTGGCGGGACGGGGTCTGGGCTCTTAAAAAAATATAACGCTCTTGTACTATGATGGTCCCGGCTGATGTTCACACACTCGACCGGGACCAACCAGCAGAACATGCGCACGAAATTCGCATGGAAGTCATGCGTTCTGAGGTGTCAAGTCTCATCCCAGAACGTCTCGAACATTTCATCGGTCAACTCGAGGAAAAGATGGGTCTCACCTGTAAAGGTGACCGGTTTGCACCGCTCACCAATGGATTTAGACAATTCTTCCGGGATGACGAGCTGGACCCGAATGGTATGCCCCAGAA